TAAAAGAAGCACAAGAAAAAACAAAATCTTTTAATATTTCAGAAGTGTGTTCTGGTAATCGTAAATCTTCAAATGGTTTTAATTGGAGATATAAAATGGAGGAAACAAATTATTAAATTTAAAAATTCTGACCGGTTTTCACCCATCGTCTTTCATGAAGATCTTCCCTGGCAGGAAGATTATTTTCATTTAAGGCCGGAAGAGATTACAAAAGAATTTAGGCTTAATGGACTTTATGATATTGATGTTGAATGGTGGAACAAACAGAATGAAAGATGTCTTAATGGTTTTTCTGTTGAAGATACTATTGATTATGGTGGTGATGTCTATCGCGATGAAAAAGAAGCTTTCTGGAATGATAGTATGACAGTAAATAGATTCGTTAAAGAAATCGATTACGTTATACCTCCCAACTCCTGTTATATTCCAATGTATGATCTGCTGATAAAGAATAAGACAGTCAGGATTAGTGGCCGGCATTATTTCTATTTAAACTTTGGAAAGATCTATGCTCTTGATAATTCAAAAGAGAAAAAGATTGTATCTGCAGAATATGAAGATATGAAGGGATTAAACTCACCAATGTTCACTGATGTCGATTGGGGATTCTTTGTTCGAATAGCCAATATGTTTAAGTTTAAAAAAGATACTTCAGAAATGAAGACTCGACAATTGGGTTATAGTCGTAAGAGTGGTATAGGTCTTATGGGATTCAATTTTACATTTCTACGTAACTCACAAACTATAGTTGCCGGTGGTATGTCAGATGATGCTAATAATACATTTTCCATCTGTAGAGATTTCTTAGAGAATATAAGTAATACACAATTTTATAAATCAAAAAAACGTGGTGGAGATAGAGATGATTTTGTTAAAGCTTCACGTTTTGGTAGTGAGGTCCGTTCTATATCTTGTAAAGATAACACCCAGGCCTTATCGCGCTTCTGTTTAGCTAAAGGAACAAAGGTTATAATGTATGATGGTTCATTAAAAAAAGTTGAAGATATTTTGATTGGAGACAAATTAATGGGTCCTGATTCAAAACCACGAAATGTAAAAAGATTGAGTAATGGGATTGATGAAATGTATCAGATTAGTTCTCGAATATCAAAACCATTTATTTGTAATTCTGGACATCCATTATATTTAAAACATATTCCATTGTCAAGAAAAAGAGGAATATCTCGTAGTGGACATTGGGTACAAAATAATTTTATTGATAAAGATACTATACAATTAGATGATAATCATTTTTTGATTACTGCCGAAAATTATAATAAAAAAAGTAAAACCTTTAAACGTTATAGTTATACTGAGAGATCAAAACTTATAGAATTTAATAAAAGAGAAACATTTTTAGATCCATATTTTTTAGGTATATGGCTTGGTGATGGAGATAGTGATTCTCCTCGATTTACAACAATGGATAATGAAATTGTTGAATATTTACAGCAAATAGCAAATAAATTTGGAATGAAAATTACCAAAAAACATTTTACTAATACTAATAAGGCTTGTAGGTATGCAATAACAGATGGCCAAAAAGGAAAAGGTAAACAAAGTTATATTATAAAAGGATTGCGAAATTATGGATTAATTAAAAATAAACATATTCCAGAAGATTTTTTAATTAATGACAAAGAGTCTAGATTTAGTTTATTAGCTGGTTTATTAGACACAGATGGATGGAAAAATAAAAGAGGTTATGGATTTGCACAAGTAAATGAAAAATTAACCGATCAAGTTATTTGGCTCTGTCAAAGTCTTGGATTAACTGTAAATAAATATTATAAAAAAGATAATGGAACTATTAATGGTTATGTATCTAATTCTATTTATGAACTTTATATCTATGGAGAAAACTGTCATTTAATACCTTGTAAAATAAAAAGAAAGATTCAAACTAAATTTATTTATACAACGGATAGAACAACTAAATCTGAAACCTTAATTGAAAAAATTGGTCTTGGAGAATATTATGGATTTGAACTTGATAATGATCATCTTTTTTTATTAGAAGATTTTACTATTACACATAATACTCCATTCCTTACTGTATTTGAAGAGGGTGGTAAGTGGAAAAAGGGATTGATAAAGAAAGTTATTGAGTTTAATAAAGCTGCACAAAAGGCCCAGGCAAAAAAGACTGGGTTTAATGTTATTATAGCAACAGGTGGAGATATGGACCTTGGTGCCGCTGATATGGAAATCATGCATTATAACCCGGATAATTATGGATTACTGTCTTATGAAAATATTTGGGAAAAAGATGATTCATGTATCGTTAAAAGATCTGGGCATTTTACTTCTGGTTGGTTATTTAAAGTTATTGATGATAATGGTAACAGTATTAAAGAAGCATCATTAAAATTTCTTGATGATGAATTAAAGTTAAAAAAAGAAGTTGTTGAAAGATATATCTTTAAGACACAGTTTGCTGTATATGCTGCTGATGCTTTTATGATAGCTTCTGGTGGTTTCTTTGGTGAAGAAATAGTACTGAGATGTAATGCTCGTAAAGCTCATATCGTAACTCATGGTCTTGATCAAAAAAAGAAAGTAGGAAGATTGGAATGGAAAGATCCTAAACATCCATTAAAAGGTGTTACCTTCTTTAATGATGAAAATGGAAGTATCACAATCTTTGAAGATCCGGAGATAGATCAAAATGGAAATGTATATGAAAATTTATACAAAGCCGGTACCGATAGTTATGATCAAGATGAATCAAAGACATCAGTATCAAAAGGAGATATCCGTATTTATAAGACATTTCTTAATGCTAATAAGACATATAATAAATTTGTTGCTAAATGTACTGATAGACCAACTGAAGCTCAGGGTGGAAAGAATATCTGGTATGAAAATACAGCAAAGCTTTGTGTTTATTATTCTGTTTTAGGTGCAGACCTTATTGAATGGTCAAAGATATTAATAGTTGAATGGTTTATCAATAATGGATTTGAAACATTATTAAAAGAAAGACCGGGATTATCTATTGCTACATGGATAAAAAAACCACAAGCTACAAATCGTTATGGTATTGATACCAGTACTAAATTGTATTGGCTTACAAAATATCGTAAATGGTTAGAGATACCAGAGAACATAGATAATATGGATGATGTTGAACAACTTACAGCTGTTGCAAAATTCAAGTTAGATCCAAACTATAACTGTGACACAACTATTGCCAGTTCTCTTGCTATTGTATGTGCTGAAGATGATATTGAGATGGAAGTAAGAAGTAGTAGTAATGAGGTAAAAGAAAAAGGTGTCATAGTATATAGGATGATTGATGGAGAATTAAAACAAGTATTTATATAAAACTAATTGTGATGATAAGACCGAAATTTTTTGTAGATGAAAAAAATAAAACTCCTGATTGGATGAAAGAGACAGCATTAGCAGTTTCAAGTATTATGATTGGCACCCAAAGTAAAAAGAAAGATCTAGAGTGTTGGGATGGTTATAATGAGATTGATAATGAAGCAAGTTTTGAATATCTTACTAAAATTGGAGAAAATGTATTACCGGCTCGTGTACGTCACATTGGAATACAAAGACCTAAAATAAATTATCTTGCAGCACGTCAAGCGAAAAGGCCTTTTAACTATAGTATAATACTTGTTGACAACTGTAGTCTTAAAAAGAAACAAGAAGATATCAATAAGATCATTTTTGGAAAGATTAAAGTAAAGGCACAAGAACGTGCATATCTTCTTAATGTAAGTCTTGGAAAGATAGAACAACAGAAACAGAAGATACAGCAACAGTTACAACAACTTCAACAGGCAATAGAGAATCCACAGGTCGATCCTAATCAGAAAGATAATCCTGAATATCAACAACAGGTTCAGCAACAACAAGAGATGTTGCAACAACAATATCAGGAACTCAATGATAAGATGCCCGAGATACAGGAAAATATTCAGATGATCCAGGATAGTCTTATGGAAGAAGTTTTTTTTAACAACAAAGAACTTGAAGATCTAAAAAGATATACACGTTATACCTATAAGGATATTAAGGAAGAACTTGCACAAAAAGTCACTAAGGATTTAATCAATCAATCTGATATTAAAAGAAAGAGTAAAAATAATTTTGTATCATCATTAGTAACTGGAAAGGAAGCATATTTTGTTGACCAGATCCCAGGTGAAACTAAACCACGATTTGATACTATCCCTGATATTAAAGTATATTTTCCTTCTGATCCTCAATATCGTTTTACACATAAGGGCAGATGGGTTGCTATAGAAGAACAGATGTCTTTTGAAACTATCAAGATGGAGTTTGATAAACAACAAGGCTGGACAAAAGAAATTGAATCCTCATTAGAACAGATGGCTAATAACTATAGCCAAGAAGGTGGATTTTTATCAAAAGAAAACAATCGCGCGATAGATATTTATGCCGGCAGTACAACAAATAGTACTAATGGTATAAATGTTCGTAGAGTATGGTGGAAGAGTCCGCGTAAAGTCTTATTTAAAATATCTCCTAACCCTTATGTAAAAGGAAAGACATTTTCACATTTTATCGATAATGATAAAACTGTTATCGATGTTGCAGATTATAAATTCGTAAAAGCCACTAGTATAGAAAAAGCAAAATACATCAACAAGACAAATAAAGAGATTGTCTATGATGCTGATAAGGTTGAAAAAGTTTTCAAAGGAAGTGATAATATCGAAGAACGATGGATTGATGATGTTTATCAGGCAGTAATTCTTAATAGAGAATATGTTGTTGGTTATAAACTTAAACCATGTATCATTCGTTCAGTAGATAATCCTAGTGAGGCCTTCTTGCCTATAGTGGCCAGAACATTCTCTGACATAACAGAACGTCCTTATAGTCTTATTTGGGCTACCAGACACCTTCAAACACTTTATAAGATCATATCTTTCCAAAAAGAACTTCTTGTTGCTTTATCAGGAGTAAAAACACAACTAAACGATCTTGCTCAGAAGCCTTTTAATATGTCCAGGGAAGAACAGGCATATCATCGTAAGTTGGGTACATTATATATCTCAACAACAGATGCACAAGGAAAACAAATCAGGACCTCTTTCAATCAATGGACACAGTTAGATGATACTATGACTCCACAGATAAACCAGATGGATGTATTACTTAATAATCTTGACCTTATGTGTCATAGGATTATGGGTATCAATCCACAGGCCATGGGTCAGATAGAACAGGATCAGTTAAAAGGTACTATGGAGATAGCTGTTGAACAGGCAGAACTTATTACATCGTCATTATTTTATGAACATGATGAGATATTAAGAGAAGCTTTAGATATGTTTATAAATATTGCTTGTAAATATTCTTTTACCCGGGAAACATTATTGAATATTATTGATGATGATATGGGTGTGGAACTTGTTAAAATCCAAAATGAGATTCTTAATAATGCAGATTATAAGTTTATCATGATGGATACTATCAAAGAAGAGGTAAGTCTTAAAGAGATAAAACAGATGGCCTATAAACAGGCAGACAAAGGACTTCTTTCTTTTGACAAGATGTTAGATATCTATAATATCGACTCACTGAAAGAACTTACTAAGAAGTTACAATACTATACAGAACTTTCTCAGGAGATGCAACAGGCTGGTTCAGAACAACAAGAACAAAAGGCATTAGAGTTTGAGAAAGCAAAGATTTCTTTTGCCAAGGAATATGATATGGCAGCAGCACAAGAAGCAAATAAGTTGAAACAGATGGAACTACAGTTAAGACAGTCTGAACTTCAACTTAAGAAGATGGATATGGAACAGAGAAATGCTATGGAGAAATATCGTATCGACACTGAGAATAATACTAAGATGGTTGGTATAGGCGCTGAGAGAGAAGTAGAAGCAACATACCTACAGGAACAGAATAGGGCTGCAACAGTACAGGAACAGTTACAGGCAATACAGTTAGAACTTGATACTATGCAAGTCTCTTTACAAGGTGTGTTAAAACATAAAGAGATCAATAGTAAACATGATGTAGAGATTCAAAAGGCTAAAAAAATCGTAAAAGAGAGAAATACTATATGAATATAAAATTTAAAATACCAAAAGAACCTGATTTTACTCCTGGTCAATTTGGAGAACCATTTTATTTAAAATATACTACATTCCCAAATAGAATAATTAATTATATTAGAAGAGATCAGCAAATAAAAGATATGTTTTTTTCATTAATAGATGATCAAAAAGATGTTAACATTGCAAAACAAAATCTATATAATTTAAATAACTTTTATGGTACTGATAGATTTGAAAATGTAAAAAATGTTTATAATAATATTGATTATTATGGATTTGATCAATCTGATATAGATGAAAATAAATTATCTAAATGGGAAAATGAGTATTATAAAAAAGATATTCCAATTATTAAATCTTCTATCAATTGGAAGAAGAAAAAATAAAATAAATTTGCAATAACTCAAAATCATAGTATATTTGTATCACAATTAAAACTTTAAAACCATGTTAAGACAACAGAGAAAAGATCCATTTCATTTATTCTCATTCATATCGAGAAGTGAATTTGAAGGAGAACAAGGTGCCGGTAGTCCAGCGCCAGATACTACACCAGTAGTTCAGACACCAGAACAAATTGAAAAAGGTATTGCCGATGCATTGGCAGGTGAAATCACTGATGTAGGAGAAAATGCATTACCAATAGATTCTGATGAACCTGTTAAGACAGACCCAATAGTTACAAAAACAGAACCTAAGACAGAACCAGTAGTAACTACTGAATTTACTCCTAATCCTATTTGGGACGCTATAAAGACCTCTTATGAAAAACAGGTAGGTGAAAATACTTTTAAAATGCCTGAAGGTATAACTAAAGAAAATGAACATGAGGTTCTTTTGGATTTCTTTAGAGAAAATGTTGAACGCGACACATCAAAACTTCATCCTTTTGTAAAAGAAGTGTTACAGGCCTCAGAAGATGAAAATTTCGATCCGGAACAATTCTTACAATCAAAAATAGCACAGAAGTCATATCTTGATCTTCCATCAGAAGAATTTATGAAACTTCATTTAAAATCATTATCTGAAAGAGATAAGAAAGGTTGGACAGATGAAGATATTGATAATCATATTAAAGGTAAAGACAAAATTCAGTTGGATGCTGAGGTAGGTACCTTAAAGGAACAATATCGCGAATATGAAAAACAACAGTCTGAGGTAAGAAAGACAGAACTAAAGACTAAACGTGATACTGAATTAAATACGTTATTGGAAAAACGCAACAATGATATAAACTCTCTTATTGAAAAAAACAAAACGGTAAATGATTTTTATGGAATAACTTTTGGCGAAGCCGAATTAAAAGACTTTCATAAGTGGTTACCTGATATGTTATCAATCAACAAAGAGACTCTTTCTTATCCCCTGGCTGATTATCTGCAAAGCGATGATAATCTCCTGAAAGTTGCTGCGATTGTTTACAAGACAGAGAAAGGAATGAGAGATTATCTTTCAGACCTTAAAGAAGGAACTAAGTCAGATCTTATGGCTAAGTTAAGATTAACTCCCAAAAACGATACGGGTTCCATTGTAACAAGTGGAGGATTACAACCTATCGATGGAAATGAATAACACTCATTACAAGAGTTAGCAAATAAAAAAATATTATTTACTAATTTTAAATTCTAAAAAAAATGAGATTACTACCTGGCCAGCCGGCCGACATACAGAACGAGACTATTAATTCGTATAGTCTTACAAAAGCCATGGTTAATAACCCTGACTTTTTGACAACTGTTTACCGTAAATATGAAAAAGGTGTTGCACCTTTATCAGGATTCCTTGATATGAAGGGAATGAAATCAAAAGGACTTGTTGATGGAAGTACCAAAGGTCCTTATACGGTCGTTAAATCCAACCACGTACAGTATGCCATTCAAAACAATGACAGACGTAAGATGCGTATCAAAGCTGTTACCTTTCCTAATGCTCAGGCCACAGCTACCTATTATTGTCCTGCTTATACTACTGAGCCCGGTAAAAATCAATCCCATGTTTACATAGGCTTTGATAACAACTATGCCGGTCCTAAGACAGTCATTGAGTTGAACGATAACATGACTAAAATTTATTTCATTGATGATCAGTTACCACAGGAAGCTCCTGAAGGTTGGATCTATGAATGTAAAATAGTTGCCGGTCATAATGATTCTTTTATTGATCCTGAGTTATTGACAGAAGGTTCAGAAGCTGCAGTTGTAATGGATATGTATGAACATGACTTATCAGAAACCGGTCCTGAGACAGGATTCAAATTTGATGGTGTTGGTCATGCTTATATGACACTACAACGTGTTAAGATGTCTTATTCAGGTACCGCGGAAGCAATGGGTGCTAATGGTGCTGTATGGATGTCACATTATGGTAAAGTTGGATTTCTTACAGTGTTAGAAGATCAGATGTTAATGCAAGCTGCTTCTATGCATGAATATCAGTTGATGTGGGGAAAAGGAACTGTAGCCGAAGATGGTACTGTACTTATGAAAGATAAGAAAGGTCGTGAGATTCTTGCTGGTGATGGTATCATGCATCAGAATGATGGTTCTTATGAATATCCTTATAATAAACTTTCTATTGGATTCCTTGATGGTATCATGCAGGATCTTGAAATTCATGAAAACAAAGAAGGATTACTGGAAGTATTATTTGTTGCAGGAAGACGTGTTATCTCTGAATTTGATCGTCTGATGGTTGCTGCAGGTTTTATCACACAGAACAACAATGTTGAAGGCACTGGTTCTGAAAAAGGTGTAAATAACAACTACAGTTATTATCAAATTGGTGGTGTTCGTTTAATACCTACTGTATCAAATCAGTTCTCTGATAATAACAGGCCTATTAAGATGTTATCTGATGGTACCAGTCGTGGATCACATGACTTCTTTATGGTCCCGGTAGGTACTACATCATCAGGAGCAACAGGTATTGAATTGATCCAGTTACGTCCTGCCAAGATGGGTACTGTAAATGGTATTAACCAGGGTGGTGATAATATGGCAAACTCTGTCGATGGTGGACATAAACATTATCTCTTCCAGACAGGTGTTGTTTGTCGTGTTAAGACAGCTCGTGGATTTATCCCTTATCCGTATTCATCAAAACATGTAAATTTTAACTAATAAATAAATTCCGAATAAAATGACAGAGAATAGAGAAAAGATAGTAAGAGTGATATCAGTTGATAAAAGGTATGTAAAACAACCTTATCCTGCTATTGCTATATGGGATGATGCGAAACATTGTTATCTTACAGGACAACATATTGATCCCTCGCTTCCCGAAACAAGAAGTAATCTTACAGTAGATGAGATGACTGGAAAAACAATACCTTCAAAAGAGAAGATGTTGAAATTTCCATATATCATTAATCCGGAAAATAATATTCCAATCATACACATGAAGAAACTGAATATTACCACTGATGAAGAAGGTAATCATGTTAATCCTAATGATTGGGCTAAATTTGTATTTATAAAAGGTTTTTGTTCTTTTGTTGCTGTTTCTAAAAAAAGTGTCCGACCTGGCACTGACTTCTTTTATATAGAAGATCTGGAAGCAGAAGCAGATGAAAGGGTAAAAGAATCCGATCTTATCTACGAAGCACAGAAATGTATTCGTGAGAAGACATCCATCAGAAACATGAGAGACATTGCTTTGATGTTAAATTACAAGATAAAGAACTTTAGTGTTCCTGTTGATACTATGACAGAAGTCCGTATCAAGGATGAACTTATAAAGGCTTGTGATAAATATCCTAAAGAAGTTATCTCATGTTTCAAAGATGATGCTAAAGATGATCTTTACATTTTCAAACTTGTTAAACATGGTATCCTCGAAATAAAGAATGGAGCATACTATGATGGTAATAACATCGTAGGTACTTCGGTAGATGGAGTAAAAGTCTTTATAAAGTCTATGAAACCTGAAAATCAAAGATACAGTAACAAGTGGGGACAATTACTCCTTGAAAAAGAAGGGAAATTACAACCTAAAACTATTTCTGATACACTTCCTG